TAAACAAGACCGGTAAAAGCGGCCAATTCTAATGACGAAGAATTTCGAGAAGCTCTCAATCGGCGATAGGCTTCGGTACTTGATCGAAGTACGCAAATACACGCAGGTTGAATTGGCCAAAAAAGTTGGAGTAACCCAGGCTGCGATCAGCAACCTGGTGACGGACTCATCAAGAAAGCCGAGCGCCCCCACCCTCCTAAAACTGGCGGCCGCACTGCAGGCAAACCCTGACTGGATCATGACCGGCGCAGGTGAGCCATTCGAGATGAACATCGTCGGCAAGCGCTCCGAGCGCGAGCTGCTCGAGGCCTTTCGCAACATGGACGCGCAGGCGCAGGCCGCCCTGATCGCCGCTGCAAAAGCCATGACAAAATAATACCCCCGAAGTTTTGCGGGTCTTTGTTTGACGGTCGACTTCACAACTGTGATATAGTCGAGGCGTCGGTTGATTGATACCGATCCGGCCCAGAGGTTCTGGGACACGTCAGGAGACCATCATGGAATACGGCGACATCACTGAGAGCTACATCCGCTCCGGCCGCTACGACAGCAAGAACCGCGAGATCGGATACATCGTCGTCTTTCGCGACAACGGCGTCGACTTCCGCGCCTACGTTCAGAACGCCCGCCGCATCGCCGGCGAGTGGCAAGAGTTCGGCGTCAAGCAGCGCAGCAAGTCTTTCACCTCCCAGACCGCAGCCACCCGCTGGGCCTACGCCACTGCCAACGAGCGGATCGCCAAGATCCGCGCCTGAACTATCACATTGATTTAGGAAACCACCATGGACAACAACGCCCTCCTCCCCAACGCCAACTGGCAAACCCCGGTGCGCGGCACCAACGACCAGGAATATCAGATCTACCTGTCCTGCGCCAACGACGGCAAGGGCGGCGACATCACCCGGGGCGGTGCCCCACTCAAGAGCTACGACGAGTGGCTCGCATCTTGAACCAGGAGACCATCATGAAACGCAATTACCGCCTCGCATTCAACGCCCTGCAAAAGCTCGGTGTCCCGGTCTATGTCCGCGACGACATGGACGGCCGCTTTCAGATCAGCGCCGAAGACCCCGAGTCTTACAAGTGGGCCAACTACTACGAGAGCCCATCCAGCTGGATCTTCGGGGTCAATCCCCAGGTTGAGGGCACGCTCGCAAAGTACGGCCTGTTCTCTGAGTGGATCAACCCAGGCGAGCTGGGTGTTTACCAACTGTAAGGAGCTCACTATGTTCACCATCTACATCGTCGACCGCGCCAACCAGATCTCGCAGCAAACCTTCGGCCGCCAGGACGACGCAGACGCTGCCACCGACCAGTGGGAATCCATTGGTGGGTGCGAGGTCTACCCCGACCGCCTGGCCGCTGTCTTGGCCAAAGATGGCTACGACCGCTTCACTCGTCGTCAGTCGCAGCGAGCAAGCTCGAGCATGACTTCACAGTTGTGATATACTGAACACATCAAAAAGGAGATCGACATGAAAGACCTAGCCCTTGCTCTCGAGCGGCTCAACAACCTGATCGACGGGGGCGTCGAGTTCCCAGACGCCTGTTACCAGGTGAGCTGCGAGGAGCAGGTTATTTACGAAGCTCTTGCCGACGCTTACGACGCACAATTTGATTAACCGGAGACCGACATGACCAACCTAAACCCCGTTATCGCCATGGCCCTTGCGCCCTTCGCCCCGCCCGTCGAGATCGACACTCGGTGGCTCGCCTTCTGCGAGAGCGAGCTGCGCAATGCCCGCAAGCAGTACGACAGCAAGCCAGACTGGAACCCAGACAAGCAGACCTGGGCCGCTGCGATTGTCCGCCTCGAGCGCGACATCGAAGAGCTCAAGGCCGGCGTGGCACGCGACGACCTGACCAGCGTGAAGAGCTGGACCATGCCCGCCTGGGGCAGCTACGGCACTTGAGGTATCAGCAATGAAATACGACATCTTCGAGTTCACTACACCGGGCATGACCTGGAGCCAGCGTGCCTGGCGCATTGCTTTTTTGTTGGCGCTGATTGTCGTCTGCGCTTTCGATCTTTTTGTTTGGAGACCGTGATGATTCAGTTTCGAGTAACCCTTCGCCTCGTCGATGGCTCGTCGTTTGAATGGGCTGGCAATGCGCGCAGCCAGTACAGCGCCGAGTCGTTGGCTGTAGCAGCTCTGCGCAGATCCGCAACCCAGCAGATCGTCGGCATCGCAACAGAGGAACAAGCATGAACACCCGCAAGTACCCCCGCACCACGAATGAGGCGTTCCCGAAGACTGCCGAATACGCGGCCTCGCTCGAGCGCCCTGCCCGCTACGCCCTGCGGACCTGGCCACGCATCCTGAGCGCTGCGTGCCTGGTGCTGCTGGTCATGTACGGCGTCGCATGTTCATTCCCGACTAAATCGTAGGGATATAACTTGCGTGAAGACTTCACAACTGTGATATACTGATTCCGTGGTCAAGAAAAAGACCTCACCGACCTGGCGGTTCCAGGCACTCCAAAAGGACGCAAAATGCAAGTAGTTCAAATCCAAATCAAGTCGGTCTACGGGGCCATCAAGTACTACCCCGCCAACCAAGCCGCCGAGCTCATCGCTCAAATCGCCGGCACCAAAACCCTCTCGGTTCAGGCCATCAAGTTGGCCGCACAACTCGGTATGCAAATCGAGTATGTCAATGCTTACGCCGCCGCTGAAATTGCTTAACCAGGAGATCACCATGTTTGATTTAGCCGACATCGACAACATCGAGAGCAACGAAGAAGTTTCTGAGCTCGACTACTACCTCAGCATCCAGCGCGCTATCAACAGCGGCATGTGGGGCCTGCAAGGCAGCTACGGCCGCAGCATGATGGATGCCATCCGCAGTGGCTACTGCATGCTGGGCACCAGCCGGGCGCGCGACTACTACGGCAACACCATCCCCAGCCGGGACGACGTCCAGTTTGGCACCAAGGGCAGCTACGAGTTTGTAGCCAGCGCCATGGGCGACGAGTGGGCTCAGGCCATGGCCAACGCTTGATTCAAACTATCACATTGCTTTAGGAGAACACATCATGTCCGCATACCTTGTCCCCGAATACCACATCAACGCCCTGGTGAGCTGGGCCGCCGCCCGGCGTGGCTCAGGCGTCAGCTACTACTGGAACGGGCGTCGTCGCGAAGTGCGCGGCGAAGAAAGCCGCATCGCCTCGGTCTTGTACGCCGAGAACGTCCGCAGCGTCAACTCTCGCTACCAGGAGGCCGACCCAGCCCACGGCTTCGTGTTCCAGCGCGTGACCAACGTGCTCAATCCGATCGACGTCATCAAGGGCTGCCACGGCTACAGCTACCAGGCCTGCGAGGCCGAGGGCTGGGAAGAGTCCGAAGCATTCGCGATCATTGCCGGCATCGAGGAATCTGCGGTCCGCGCCCTGCCCGGCTACGAAGACTCAAATGCCTGGTGCATATCCGGCCCCAAATTTAACCTGCCGGAGGCTGCATGAAGTACGCCGTCAAGCTCATCTACGAAAACGGCCAGGCGGCCTACCTCGAAGTCAAAGGCCGCCACACCTGGAAGACCAAGCGCGCCGCGCTCAAGCACCTGGATGTGTGCCTGCAGCTGCTGGCCAAAGACCGCTTCCTTCGTGGTGTTGTCGCGGCCGAACTTGATCAAGGTTTTTTTGTTTGACCCCTTGCAACACTTCACAATGCTGATATACTGACAACAGACGACACGTTTTTAACCACTCCTTAAAGGACGCAATCATGCAAGCAATCACCATCGACCAACTCATCGCTGCCCGTATCGCTGCCAAGCGTGTGGAAGACGCAGCAATCGCCGAACGCCGCAAGATTGACGGTGTTATCGCCGAGCTCCTCAAAGACGCCAACAAGCCCGAGGGCAGCGTCAGCCAGAAGGCAGACGGCTACAAGGTCACCGTGACCTACAAGATTGACCGCAAGGTCGACACCGACAAGCTGCAAGCCGCCTGGGCCAAGCTCAGCGCAGCGGCCGCGCAAGCATTCAAATGGAAAGCCGACGTGTCTGTCTCTGAGCTGCGCAAGCTCGAGGGCGCAGACGCTGCTGCCGCTTCGGTGTTTATCACCAGCAAGCCGGCCAGCCCTTCCATCACCATCGAAGCAATCTGATTTTTTTGTCGGGCAATATCACATTGCCCATACTTTTGGAGACCCCATGGCTATCACTCTCAAGTCCACCAAGGACGCCGCTCTTGACGGTATCAAGATCATGGTCCACGGCCCTGCTGGTGCCGGCAAGACCAGCCTGTGCGCAACCACTGGCGAGCCCACCATCATCATCAGCGCCGAGTCGGGCCTGCTGTCACTGCGTGGCTTTGACATTCCCGTTATCGAGGTCAAGTCGCTTGACCAGATGTATGAGGCCTACGACTTTGTCGTCAACACGCCCGAGGGCCAGGCCTTCAAGTGGGTGTGCCTCGACTCGATCAGCGAGATCGCCGAGGTGGTGCTGAACCACGAGAAGAAAATCGCCAAAGACCCGCGCCAGGCTTACGGCGCGCTCGCCGAAAAGATGACGGACCTGATCCGCGCCTTCCGCGACCTGCCTGGCCGCAACGTGTACTTCTCTTGCAAGCAAGAGCGTGCCAAGGACGAGCAGTCCGGCGCGATGCTTTATTTCCCCGCCATGCCCGGCAACATGCTGAAGCAAGGCGTGGGCTACTTCTTCGATGAAGTCATGGCCCTGCGCGTCGAGAAGGATGCCGACGGCAATCCGACCCGGTGGCTGCAGACCAGCCGTGATTTCAACTACGAAGCCAAGGACCGCTCCGGTGCCCTTGAGATGTTCGAGTCCCCTGATCTATCGGCAATCGCCGCCAAGATCTCTTCCTCCACCGCCAACTAATCCCTAGAAAGGACACCCACCATGGCGCAATTTAACTTCGACACCAACAACGCTCCCAAGCGCGAGAACAACTTTGAGCTGATGCCCGCCGGCTTCTACACCGCGCAGGTGACTGAGTCCGAGATCATCGCGCTCAAGTCTGGCCAAGGCCAGGCCCTCAAGTTGACCTTCGAGGTGCTGCAAGACGGCTACCGCAACCGCAAGGTGTGGGCGCGCCTGAATATCCGCCACAGCGGCAGCCCAGAGGCTGAGCGCATTGCCAACGAGCAGCTGCGCGAGCTGTGCGAGTCGGTTGGTGTTGTCCGCATGGCCGACACCGTCGAGCTGCACAACAAGCCCGTGCAGATCCGCGTGAAGATCCGCGAAGACAAGACCGGCCAGTACGAGCCGCAGAACGAAGTGATCGGCTACAAGCCGGTCGCAGGCGGTGCTGCTGCCCCGATGGCCGCCGCCATGCCTGGCTCAGCTCCACGCCCCAGCGCGGCACCCGCCGCTGCGAATGCGCCAGCTGCAGGCAGCACGCCACCCTGGGCCAAGAAGGCCGCGTAATCAATCGGGCCGAAAGCGCAGCGAGTAGGCCCGCCCTTTTCCCAACTCAACGAAAGAACCCATGACAACTCACATCTACGCCGTTCAAGGCCCTGACAGCTTCCGCTTGGTCGAAGCAACCACCAAGCAAGCGGCTTTCCGCCACGTCGCACGCGACATCCTGACCGTCGAGCGCGCCAGCCAGAAGACTCTGGTCATGGCCATGCAAGACGGCGTCAAGGTCGAGCTGGCCGGTGCTGAAGAGCCCGAGGCTGCGACAGCCGAGTAAGCATTCTGTGCCCTCGCGTGCGGGGGCATGGATTGTTTATTCACCACGGAGAGATCCCAATGGCAGCACTGCCCGAGCCAATACACAGCACCGTCAACCTGATTTACCAGGCTTACGAGAACGACGCCGACGACGGCAACCGCCCGCACCTTGGCGCGTCCCTGGTTGGCCGCCCATGCGAGCGCCAGCTCTGGTACACGTTCCGGTGGGTCGACTCCAAGAAGTTCAGCGGCCGCATGCTGCGCCTGTTCGAGACTGGCCAGCTTGCTGAGGCCCGCTTCGTGGCCAACCTGCGGCGCATCGGTGTGCAGGTGCATGACGTCACGCCAGACGGCAAGCAGTGGCGCGTGACCGACCTGGGTGGCCACTTTGGCGGCAGCATGGACGGCGCGGCCGTCGGCCTGCCCGAGGCACCCAAGACCTGGCACGTCCTCGAGTTCAAGACCCACGGCGACAAATCCTTTACCGAATTGGTAAAGAAAACTGTGCAGGCGGCTAAGCCCGAGCACTACTCCCAGATGCAGGTTTACATGGGCTACACCGGCATGGAGCGCGCCCTGTACATGGCCGTGAACAAAAACACCGACGAGCTGTACGCCGAGCGTGTGGACTTCGACCCGGTCGAGTTCACCAAGCTCAAGGTCCGCGCCGAGCGCGTAATCCGCGCGGCCGAGCCGCCATTGAAGATCAGCGAAGACCCGAGCTGGTTTGTGTGCAAGATGTGTGACTTTCACGCCCACTGCCACGGCGAGGCTGCGCCGGCCGTCAACTGCCGCACCTGCGCGCACAGCACGCCCGAGATGGACGGCGACGCCAAGTGGAGCTGCTCCATCGCAGACACGTCCCCCGTCGCGATACCGATGACCGTTCAGCGCACGGGTTGCACTTCGCACCGCTACATCCCGATCCTGCTCGAGCGCTTCGCCGCGCAGAAGGACTATGTCAATGGTGATGTGGTCTACACCACCCCGACCGGCGACTTCGCCAATGGCGACCCCAGCAACGGCGCGCTCAGCTCGGAGGAGATCCGCGCTTGCGAGCAGAAGGTCATGCTGGCCGATGCGTACCGCATCAAGTGCGAGCTGATGGGCCAGGGCATCGACAGCAAGGTGGTGGCCTGATGCAGCTGCGCCCCTACCAATCCAGAACCCTGGACGAGCTGTGGGACTGGTTCACCCGGCACAACGGCGGCAACCCGATCGTCGAGGCCTGCGTCGGTGCCGGCAAGTCCCTGATGATCGCCGCCCTGGCGCAGCGGGCTGACGTCGAGTTCAAGGGCACG